TGTCTGCCCCCGCCGTTGTGCGGTCTGCCTGTTCTGTTTTGGTCAATCGTCCTGCCCGTCTTGCGGAACATATCCGGCGGGGGTCAATCCGATTTTTGCGGCCTTGCGCTGGATTTTGGCAAGCGTATTTTGCACGGCTTGATATGTAACGCCGAGATACGTTGCAATCGCCTTGTTGCCCTTGCCTTGCATACGCAACCGGACAATAACGGCTTGCCGGTCTGTCAATTCCAGCTTTTCAACAAGTGCGTCATAGTCTGCAACGGTCCGTGCATCCGTGTTGTAAAGGCCGTTGCAATCATAGCCGCCAAGGTCTGCAAACTTGCCAAGCCGTCTATAAATCGTTTCCAGCCCGTCGGGGGTCAACTCTTCCAAGTAGGTGTAGCCGTTGCGGGGGTCTGTCTGCGTTGCGCGGCTGTCCTGCACGGCTTTTCTAACTGCGTGGTAAACCTCTTGAATCGGGGTTGTTTCTGCGTCCGCATATGCGGCGCTGTCCTCTGCCTGAATGTACACACGGCGGGACAGGCGGCGCACTGTGTACTTGCTGTCAAGCCAGGGGGCGGCGGGGTCTGCGTGTTCGGCGGCCTGTTCCAGAATAGCGGCGGCGGCCTCTTGTACAAGGTCTATGCCGTCCGTCAACCGTTCACGCAGGACAACGCCAAGAGCCTTGTCGGCTTCCTTGTCTGCCGTCACTGTCACGGCGTCCCCGTCTGTGTTGAACGTGATACGGGTTGAACGGTCTGCAAGGGTCTTTGTGCTGTCCAGTGTGCGGCGGTCTGCCGCTATGCCGCGCTTGACGGCAAGCAAAGCGGGGTTTTGTCCGTTGTCGCTGACCTGTTCACGGTCAACGGCGGTTTTCCGTTGCGGGTCTAAACACTTGTTTAGAACAGAGTAGGCAACGGCGGTTGACAGGTCAAGCAATTCCGTGGAGTAGCCACGGCCGCTTGCAAAAGCCTGTTCAAAGTTGCGCTTGACTGTTTCAAAGTCCTTGCGGGTTTCGGTTGTGGTTGTATTCATGTTTTTACCGTCCTTTTCTGCCGGTTTGGTTTGGGTTGTGTTCGCTGTCCCCTGTGTGGTGTGGTGTGTGGAGTAGCGGCGCAACCTGTCCGGCAAGGATAATGTACCATAACGGCGGCTGGATGTCAACACTAATTTTTTGTAGCCATCCATAGTCGCAAGGGGGCAACCCCCTGCAACCTGTTCCCCGTTGTCTGTCTGCCATTGCCGTGCGGCCTGTTCCCCCTGTTCCGTCAACACGACATTTTCGCGCTATGTCGTGTAGGGGGCGTGGTTATGGTATTTTATCCCCCCTTGCCGCCGTGAATACTATGTAGTCGCTTCTCATCACTCTCCCCTTTCCCCTTTCACTTTTGCCCCATCCCGTCAACGAAACCCGTTGATATACATTGGTTTTCTTGTCCTCAAAATGTCCAGAAAGAAAATAATGGTTAAGCCTTTTGCGTGGCTGCTTTTTCAAATAAAATGAAGGCGACAAAAAAGGAAAAGGCTTAACCGAAGAGCCTTTTATTTGTGTTTTATTTTTTATTGATTTTCTTTTATTTTTTCTTCTTTGTTCATCAAACTGAGTTACGTTCTTGCCGATTTCGTGTTATAATCTTGGTATAATCAAGATAATAAAATAAACAACTTGAGACCGTGTAGGATAGAAGGGAGAATCGTTATGGCTCAGGTTATCCAGTTTGATTTTGCAAAAGCGAATAGCGGCGTCATCGACATCGCCACCGTCCAGCAGAGCTGCCGTAAGCTCAAGGCTGGTCTCATCGCCCCCGCTGCTGAAGAGGTCAAGCAGGAACTTGCCAGTGAGCACGCCGCTGAACCCATCAAGGACATGAACGACATTATCCGTATCTCACAATTCCTGATTGGACAGCGCCGCTACCGAGACAACATGCTCTTCATCGTAGGCATCAACTTTGGCCTTCGAGTGAGCGACCTCATCTCACTTCGCTTTTCCAACATCATCAACGATGACTGCACGTTCAGAGACAGATTCTCCATTCTGGAGAAGAAGACCAAGAACACAAGAGCTCGTCGTCGTAACCGCTACATCACCATCAACACGGCCGTAGTCGAAGCGGTTACCCTGTACCTCGAGAATACCCCTGGTGTTCGACTCAGTGACTACATGTTCCGAAGTGAGTCCAACAACGGAGCTAACCTTAACAAGCCAATCCACCGTGCGTCTGTTGACACCATGCTGAAAGGTATTGCGAGAGACCTTGGACTTGGCAACCGGATGTCTACCCACACGCTGCGTAAGACCTTCGCCTACCACCAGATGGTCATGAGTGGTAATGACCCACGCAAGCTTCTGCTGCTCCAGAAGATGTTCGGTCACTCCACTGCCGCTCAGACTCTGGATTACATCGGCATCACCAGCGAAGAGATTGACGAAGCATACCGCAACCTCAACCTTGGAAGCGTCACCTGCAACTACTTGGTTGACAGCAACCTGATGGAGAGTGACCCGGTAACGGCGTAACGGCATCCACCCTGCACCTTGACAACCTCATATTGAACACTCCACGAAAATAGCTTTAGGACACACGGTGTGTCCTTGGCGTTTCAAAAAAGCCTTGTCTCACAACGGTTTTTGGCACCTCGTCTTATAAAGTAATATAAGCACGTAAAAAGCGGCTCAAATCTGCTGACAGCTTAAGGAGCGAGAGCGTAGTGTGAACGGAGCGCAAGCGGATTCGAACCGGACAAAAAATCGTGTGTCCTGAAATATTTGGAAGACCCGAATCCAAAGGAAGGATGTGATTTCTATTTTGGATTTCACTATGACTGGACGGTGATTTGGACGTGAACACCATCACCGTAGTTGACGCCCGTATGGGTAGAGGTAAGTCCTCTGCTGCTATACGGTATATGAACCGATACAAAGGAGCCAAGCGGTTCCTTTACATAACCCCCTACTTGAACGAGGTAGACCGCATCTGTGAGCAATGCGACTTTGACCAATCAGACAGCGACTACATGAGTAAGTCCGCTGAGCTGAAGACGCATATCCGACATGGCAAAAACGTAGCGGCCACCCACTCCCTCTTTTACCTGATGGACGAGGAGGCATTGGAACTTGTCCGTGCGAACCACTACTCTCTTATCATCGATGAGAGTATCCAGGTCATCGAACGGCTGAACGTTACCGACAAGGACTTCGCACTTATCATTAGCCAGCTTGCTGATGTGGGTGAGAATGGCGTTGTCCGCTGGAAGGACAAAGAGTATGACGGCAGGTTCTGTGACTACAAGGAACTGGCCGATGCCGGTTCCCTGCGCATGATAGACAGTGCGCTGCTCAACGTAATGAACCCAGATATGCTCCGCTCTTTTGACGAGGTGTTCATGCTGACCTACTTGTTCGATGGGCAGTATCAGAAGGCGTACTTGGACTTCTTCGGATTTGACTACCGAATCATCGGTGTTGAGCTGGACGAAGACGGGTACCGCTTTTCTAATGCGCCAGACTCACCCCCACCCTTGGACTACCGTAATCTGATTCACATTGTTGAAACTCCGGCCATGAACAAGGTTGGAGACGGAAAGTTTTCCCTGTCCAAGAACTGGTTCACCCGCAGAGGGTATGACCACCCGGATATCCGTGCGCTGCGCAATAATCTGAAGAAGTTTTTCCAAGGCGTCCCCGGCGGCAGCCACGACTCGCGGCTTTGGACATCCTTTAAGGACGCTCGTGACAAACTGACTGACCGGCGCACCGGAAGATTCCGTAATAACTTTTTGCAGGTCAGTGCGAGAGCGACAAATGAGTTCCGCAACCGAACAGATATCGCATACATGGCAAACCGGTTCGTTGACCCGAACTTACTTAAATTCTTTTCTGAACGGGATATTGAAATCAATTCCGACCACTTCGCGCTATCCGAGATGCTCCAGTGGGTTTGGCGAAGTGCAATACGTGACAACAAGCCAATTAACTTATACATACCAAGCAGCAGAATGAGAGAGCTGCTAATTGACTGGATGAATAGTACCAGCGAAGGAGGACAATCAGTTGAACAATGAGAGATGCATAACCTGCCTCTTTGGAGACAAGTGCCGCTCCGAAGAAGATTGTGACCGCTATACCCCGTTTGATGATGACGATGAGGCGATTGACCGATACATAGAAGAACAACGAGCAGAGTTCCGTGACGCATGGTTTCGATACACATCGGAATGGTAGTCTTTATTTTTTAGCCCTATCAACCCAATTAAATAATCTACGAGAGAGGTGAATGATACTGGCTAAGCAGTTAGTGTGCCAGAAATACATATTCAAGCTTCATAGCAGCCGGTTACGAAAAGCCAAGTGGCGATTGACGTTACCCGTAGCGGAGGCGAGAAAAAACGATGAAGTGATTTCTCTGGCAGACAGTCAGGTATTGCGGTGGCTTGACGAGTTGAATGGCATCACGGATGCCGAGAACCGCGCCCGTGAGATTAAGATGGAGATACGCCGGCTTCGCAAAGAGCCGAACAGTGTTCAGAACAGGAGAAGAATCAAGCAGCTATATGCAGACTTGGATGATGTGCAGTTCAAACCAGATTATCTTTGCGTCATCATAGACAAAGAAAAAGATTACCACCGGGCATGCCGTGGGTTCAGTATCAATGGGATTCAGTATCAACGACTTCTTGGTACCAACGGCGGCGTTAAGAACGAGACTATTGTGTTTATCAGTGACCGCCATGCAGAAGAAATTAAGAAGCGAATTGATAATGGCCGTAATATGGACAAAGAAATGGTGCCAGCAAAACTGGAGGCTTATAAGGCGTTGACTTGCAGCGCCTCTATTTCGGTATCCATGCCACACGGGATTCTTGTTGTCAGCGATTGCGAAACTGAGTTTCTTTCCGACATTATTTACCTGAATGACGAGGCAGATGGTGAACCGGTTATGGAAGAGCGTATACAGGTTCCTGTACAGCTCAACGAGTCCGATGGGTACGGCCTGATGTTACCATCGCTCGCCAAACGGTGGAGCGATGAGCTTGAGCTTGATTATTTAGTGAGCGGAGTAAATACCCGGTTCTCATGGGAAAAGGGTATGGTATTCACGTTTGACTTTCTGGACTTTGCGGAGAAGGTTGCCGGTTCCTACATGGTGAATGACGCATGGGGAAACGATGTTGATATTCGAAATGTGGAACTTATCCTTACCACGTCCATGCTAAAACTATGGGACTCCTACGGAAGTTGTGAAGACTACGTGCAAAACTGTTTGGCGAACGGATACACTTTCGGGATTGCAAAGACGTGCCCAAAGGAACTTGAACGGGAGCGGACGCTAAACTATCAATTCATTCAGAGCTATGATTTGAGTGACGATGATATTGAGGAGCTTATCCGTCCGACCATGAATGAAATTAAGGATGTGCTCTATGCAGACCCAGTCAAAACAGTTCTGTTTCTGAAAGGTGCCGGCATGAACGAGGATAATATCGGACGCCTGGACAACGATTTTGCAAAGGCTTTGATGATTGAGCCGAAGATGATTGATGACCCATATGTCCAGAACTGCATCTACCAGATGATTAAGAACCGTATCAACGAGGCCAAGGTCGGTGTTCTCAAAGTCCACGGCAATTATTCCATCGTATGTGGCGACCCATTCTCACTCTGCCAGCATATCTTTGGGCTTGAAGTTACTGGGTTGCTGAAAACAGGCGAGATATACAATGGCTACTGGTGTAAACAGACTGCAGATAAACTGGCTTGTTTCCGAGCGCCAATGACTTGCCACAATAACATACGTCTTGTGCATCCACACCGCAGCAAAGAAGCGGAGTACTGGTATCGATACATGACAACCTGTACGCTATTCAATTCATGGGACACCGCAGCACATGCGCTCAACGGCATGGATAAAGACGGTGACCTCGTTATGCTAACGGATAACAAGGTGCTGGTAGAGAACTTAAAAGTTCTCCCAGCCTTAATGTGTGTTCAGCGTAAGGCGAGCAAAAAGATTGTAAGTGAGGAAGACTTTATTCAAGCGAACATCGACAGCTTTGGCGACGATATCGGCAAGACCACGAACTGGATTACTTCTATGTTTGATGTTCAAGCACAGTACGCCAAAGGTAGCCGCGAGTATGAAGAACTCGACTATCGAATCAAATGCGGCCAGCTTTTCCAACAAAATGCCATTGACAAAGCCAAGGGGATTATTGCTAAGCCAATGCCGAGGGAGTGGCATGACCGCCACAGTGTAAACCTGATTGAAGATACGGATACCCGCAGGTTTTATCTGAAACTTGTTGCGGATAAAAAGCCGTACTTCATGCGGCTCATCTACCCCGCTCTGATGAAGCAGTACAACACATACATAAAAAACACAAATAAAAATGCGATGCGTGAATTCCAGATGACCGTCGATGAACTGCTTGCAATCCCAACATCCGAACAGACAGAGCGCCAAAAAGACTTTATCCGGTACTACCACAGCAGAATGCCGGTCAGCAACAATGACTGTGTGATGAATCGAATCTGCAGAAGATTCGAACAGGAGTTCGATGGATATCTTGGGCGTCACAACGCAGACACAGAGTTTGATTATACCATCATGAAGGGCGATGCCGAGTATAGCCGCTCACAGTACAATGCCATCATGAAGTTATATGAGAACTATAACAAGAGACTACGGAACTACGCTGTGTTTGCCAATTATGAACGTGTTGACGAATACGATACGTTTGCCCGAATGCTTGAGATGCGAAACGAATTCATTCAGGATTGCACCAAGGAATGTCCAGACCGATTTGCCCTGTGCAACATTGTGTTAGACATCTGCTATCAGCGGAGCTCCACAAAGCGATTTGCATGGGAAATGTGTGGAGAAGAGATAATCCAGAATCTACTCAAAAGGAATGACGGCGTTATCTCCTACCCTACTCTGGACGCGAATGGAGACATTGAGTATTGCGGCAACCGGTTTTCAGTCAATCAATATAGATGGGAGGAATCAGATGAGTATAGTTCTCAATGAATACGATTGGGCGGAACGCGCTATCAACAATCACGACCTTGGGAAGAAACCAATCGAGACGTTGAACCGTGTATCGAAATATTATCTTGAGAATCACTATAGCAAACGGGAAATCCGAAAGCTGCTGGATACCTTCATGATGCAGTGTGACCCACAGGTGTCACTTGTACACTGGTCTGATGTTCTTGATAAGGTTGCAAAAAATGCTGGGAAATACCCTTTGATTCGATTGGATGGTATCGACATTTCCAAACCGGAGTTGGAGAAAATTGAGACGCTTGGCGGTAAACAGATTCGCCGGTTAGCCTTCACCCTACTGTGCGTTGCGAAATATTGGGACTGTGTGTCCGAGCAAAACAACCATTGGGTCAACAGCCCTGACAAGGAAATCATGCAGATGGCAAACATCAAAACATCAATTAAGCGTCAGAGTCTGATGTTTGCTGAACTTCGCAACGCCGGGTTCATTCGTTTCTCCAAGAAGATTGATAATCTCAATGTACAGGTGCTGTTTATGACACCGGGAGAAACTGCAATACATATTCAGGATTTTCGTAACCTTGGGTATCAGTATCTAAAATACTATGGAGAGCCTTATTTCGATTGCGTCAACTGTGGAATCACGACAAAGATTCAGGAGCCATCACGTGGGCGCAAGCAGAAATATTGTCCAAGTTGCGCAGTAGAATTACATACAAAGCAGAAAGTGGACTCTGTTATGCGGCATCGAAACTCACTAAAAAGTTGATTATGTTGACAAAAATGAACACCCTTAAACCGTTGTGCCACAACGGTTTTTGGGGTGTTTGAGAAGGTATATTACTGGTACATTATTATAAAACAAAAATTTGAAATAAAGGATGAGTGAAAATTGATTGCTATTAACCTTGCAGAAAAAAATGCGATTCGTGAAAAATACCCCAACGTCCATATCGTAAGAACGATGAAGCAGGACTCTAAGCGCCATCACTACTATATGGTCGAAGCCGCTGCTCCCATGCGTATGTTGAATGCACTGCGCGGGAAGAACTCGGCACCAAGGAGAAAGGATGTGTAAGCCATTACCAATACAACAAGCTACAAAGAGATGCGTGACATCGTGATTGGTAAATTGGTTGACCGCACCATTGACGATGATTACGAAGAACTAAGTGAACGCTTGTTTGGTGAGGGCAACTGTTTTAGTGCCAGCGAGGTCAGAAAACGAATGTATGGCATGAAGGCCATCATTGAAGCAATCGAGCGTGATGGAGAGGAGTCCATTCGTGATGCAGACACATTGTCTGCTCTCGATGTAAAGAAGATTGAGTTGCAAATGGAACGACAGAAATTCTATGACCAGCGTAATGCCTTTAATCGCCTGATTCGTGAACGCTCCAGACAGGAAGAACTGAATGAGATTTTGGTGGAGGCAGTTAAGTCTGGAAATCTTCCGCAGCTCCACTATGAAAGGTTTGACATTGCCCCGTCTGACAATGACTTGCTGGTAAGTCTGAATGACATCCACTACGGAGCCAATGTGTCTAACTTCTGGAATACATACAATTCTGATGTTTGCCGTGAAATGATGTGCAGATATCTCGACAGGATTATCTCCATCGGAGAAACACATCGGAGTGAGAACTGCGTTGTGTGGGCAAATGGAGATGAAATCAGCGGAAACATTCACCAGTCAATTGCTGTGACAAATAAGGAGAATGTCATTGAGCAAATCAAGGGCGTATCTGAACTGATAGCCGAGTTTCTTGCAGAATTGAGTCGGCATTTCAGCAACGTTACGTTTGTAAGTGTAGCCGGCAATCATAGTAGAATCGAGCCGAACAAAGACCGTGCGCTCATCAGTGAGCGTCTGGACGATTTAGTTGAATGGTATCTCGGTGCACGTCTTCAAAATTTTGAGAACATCACAATCGGTGGTGGCGAGAAGATTGACCACACAATTTATTTGGTTGATGTACGTGGCCAGACCTACTGTGGTGTGCATGGTGACTTTGATGGAAGTGCTTCTAAGGTTCAGGCTTTACAAGCAATGGCAGGAAAACCAATCTATGCCGTTCTTTCTGGACATCTTCATCACAACAAAATTGATGAGGTGCAAGGTGTGAAGACAATTATGGCAGGTAGTTTCCTTGGCATGGATGATTACTGTGTACAGAAAAGAATTGTTGGAAGGGCGGAGCAAATGGTTTGTGTCTGCGATGAAAACGGTGTTAGATGTTCCTACGGTATTCCACTTCAATAATCAAAATGGGCTACTCTATTTAGGGTAGCCCTTTATACATTCCTCTTTAGCTCAGTTGGTAGAGCATACGACTGTTAATCGTATGGCCGTTGGTTCGAGTCCAACAGGAGGAGCCATCTGGGGTCGTAGTCAAGTGGTTAAGACACTGCCCTTTCAAGGCAGGAGCGATGGGTTCAATTCCCTCCGACCTCACCACTATGGGAGAGCGCCAGAGTCGGAGAGCTGGGGCGGTCTGTAAAACCGTTGCCTGACGGCTGAGTGTGTTCGACTCACACCTCTCCCACCATCATACTGCGGGGTAGAGCAGCGGTAGCTCAGCGGCCTCATAAGCCGTTGGTCAGGAGTTCGAATCTCCTCCCCGCAACCAAACATTATCATATAGAAAGCGAGGTGGCTGTATTGCCGAGAAAGACCAAGCAGAACGACATCACAAGCCCCGCGCTTTTGAGTCAGGTCAATCCAGACAATATGCGTCTGAAAGAAGATTTTATATCTTATTTACAATCCGTGCAGAGAAGTCCAAAAACAATCGCTGGGTATTCAAATGACCTCGATATCTTTTGGGTGTGGAATCTACAGCACAACGGAAACAAGTTCTTCCCCAAAGTTACTAAAAGAGATTTTGCTGCATATCAACATTGGCTCATTAACGAAAACGGAAACTCTCCCGCTCGTGTCAGAAGGTTAAAATCCGCAATTTCTTCTATGAGTAATTTTATTGAGAACATTTGCGATGATGACCCTGAGTTTGAGGGGTTTCATTCTACAGTACGAAAAATTGAGAATCCTGCTATGCACCAAGTTCGCAAGAAGACTGTATGGGAGGACGAGGCGCTTGACAACCTACTTGATTCGTTGACTGCGGCCGGACGGCATAAGAAGGCATGTGCCTTGGCGCTTGCTATGTGCAGTGGACGTAGGAAGGCTGAACTTTGCCGATTTAAGGTTGACGACTTTAAGGATGACAACCTTATCTGCGGTGGTGCTTTATATAAGACGAGTGAGCCTATCCAGACGAAGGGGTTTGGTCTTGGAAAATACATTTACTGCTACACACTGGCGAAAAAGTTTCGCCCATATTTGGATGCATGGATTTCGGAGCGCAAGGCTAAAGGCATAGACAGTGTGTGGCTATTCCCTGCTCCAGACAATAACGATGAGCAAATGAGTGAAACCACATTGAATAGCTGGGCAAATACGTTCAGCAGAATGACCGGAGAGGATTTCTATTGGCATAGCTTACGGCACTACTTTACGACCCACCTTTCTAAACTTGGACTGCCAGATAATATCATTCAGGATATTGTAGGTTGGGAGTCTGCTGATATGGTTCGTGTATACAAAGACCTGAACGCCGAAGAACAAATATCCCAATACTTTGATGAAAATGGTGATATCAAAGCTGACGTCCAGAAATCCTTATCGGATTTGTAATAGAGGGTGAGATAAAGGATGAATATTAAAAGGGCTGATTTAATCCAGCAGCTTGTGGATAAACATCGGTATACAAAGAAAGCCGCCACAAGTATTGTTGATGACTTTACAGATATTATTTTAGACAACTTAGAAAGCGGAAACGCTGTGTCCATATATGGGTTCGGATGCTTTGACATTCTTGAAAGGAAGGAGCGTAGCTGTCCAAACCCTCAAACCGGCGAAAAAGTTGTCGTCCCGTCACATTGGATTCCAAGATTTTATCCTGGAAACAAAATGCGGCGAGTAGTAAAGCTGTGGGAGGATAATGAGAAAAGGGGGCTGGTGTAAATGGCAGACGCCCCCAAGAGACGGAAACTTGAGAAAACTTCAGAGCCTGTTGTAGTCAGCAATCATAAATATTATTGCTGCAGGTGTGGAACTGCATACAGCAGACAAAAGGGATACTTCCCTGTGAGCCACAGTCCGATGTATCGTGGAAGCGGGTACCTCCCAATATGTAGCAACTGCATAGAAGAACTGTACGAACAGTATCGCTCCATGTTGGCTGACGATAAAGAAGCTATGCGTAGAATCTGCATGAAGCTTGATTTATATTGGAGCGAAGATATTTACGCAATGGTTGAACGCACTGCCGGTGTGCATTCGCGCATACGTAATTACATTGGCAAAACAAATATCATGAAGTACATTGACAAGACGTTCGATGACACTTTATATGAGGAAGCTCAGGCAGCAGAAAACGAGCGCAAATCAGATTCGTTCTCCTTTGCAGAAAGGCCAGAAGATACAGAAGATGGTTTTGATGATAGCGTAGAGGTTGACCAAGAGCTAATTGATTTTTGGGGCGCTGGATATGCACCTGATTTTTATTTAGAGCTTGAGCGTAGATATAAAAGTTGGACAGAGGGCATCTCGGTGGTTGACCCAACGGAGCGGTCTCTTTACAGGCAAATTTGTTTGCTTGAGACTATTATTAGCAGAGACGCTGCACACGGGAAAGCAATCGACAAAAATGTCAATGCACTGAACAGTCTGCTTGGTAGTATGAACTTGAAGCCGGCTCAAAAGAAGAGTGAGGCAGATGCAGAGCTGGATAATATGCCGCTCGGTGTGGGAATCCAGAAATGGGAGTATTCAAGACCACTGCCCCCTACTCCCGACAATATGAAAGATGAAAGCGGTATAATCCGCAACGTGACCACATGGTTTCTCGGCCACGCCTGTAAAATGGTTGGACTGAGAAATAGTTATTGCCAGATGTATGAAGACGCAATTAACGAATATCGAGTCAAATACCCAGAGTACGCCGAGGAGGATGACGATACCTTCCTGACAGATATCTTTGGCGATTCCGGTAAGAACGAGAGTGATGGCAATGGGTGAGCGAAAGACTCGTTATGACCAAGTGCTTGAGGGGATGGCAATATGGGGCAGTTACTATCGAGAAAACATTGATGTTTTTGTCAAAGAATATTTGAACATTACCTATCTCAAATGGTATCAGTATGCCGTGCTATGTCTAATGAATGCCAATGTTATCTTTTTGTGGATTGCATCACGAGGCATGGGTAAGACATTTATCACAGCTATCTTTTCGTGTGTGCGTTGTATCCTTTATCCCGGAAGCAAAGTCGTTTTGACATCTGGCACAAGAGGACAAGCTCTGCAAATCCTCGAAAAGATACAGACAGAATTGATACCGCGTTCTCCCAATTTGAAGAACGAGATAGATTTCAAAGAGACCAAGTTTTCCGGACAGGATGCCAAGGTCATGTTTAAGAATGGAAGTTACATTAAGGTTGTAACTGCCAGCGATACAGCGCGTGGTAATCGTGCGAACCTTTTAGTTGTTGATGAGTTCCGTCTGGTGAAGCAGGATACCATCAGCACGGTTTTGAAAAAGTTTTTGACCGAACGCCGTGAGCCGCCATATGCAGAGCTCACGAAAGAAGAGGTTAAGCTGGAACGAGCCAAAGAGCCGAATATGCAGTTTTACCTTTCTTCTGCTTATTTCAAAGACCATTGGTCATACGCGCAAATGCTGTCTAACTTCAGAGCTATGTTAAATGGTGGTCGAGGGGCTTTTGTTTGCGGTCTCCCATATGAGCTTGCTATTCAAGAGGGTCGAATGTTCCGAGAGGATATTGAAAGCGACATGTTAGAACCCGACTTTAACGAACTGAAGTTCAAGATGGAGATGGAGGCTATGTGGATTGGTGGTGAAGCTGGCGCGTTCTTTGACTTTGATTCTATCTCGAAGAACAGACGAATTCAGTATCCTATGCTACCAGACCACATGGCAGCAAAGCTTGGTAACAGCCAGAAGGTAAAGATACCACCAAAGATAAACGGAGAGAAAAGAATTCTTTCTGCGGATATTGCTCTGATGTCCAGCAAGAAACATAACAACGACGCATCTGCTATCTTCATCAATCAGATGTTACCAACCAAGGCTGGACGATACACAAGCAACATTGTGTATGGCGATTGTTTCGAGGGGATGCACACCGAAGACCAAGCACTGGTTATTCGAAAGCTGTATGATGAGTTCGCCTGTGACTATATCGTACTTGACTGTACCGGCCTCGGACTGGGTGTGTATGACGCGCTGGTAAGAGATATGGTTGACCCTGATAGCGGAGAAATATATCCCGCTCTGTCATGCTGTAATAATCAAGAGATGGCTGAGAGATGTACCACCAAAGGTGCTGATAAGGTCATATGGGCAATCAAGGGTTCACCATCTTTGAACTCTGATTGTGCAGTGCTCCTTAGAGAAGGATTCCGCAGCAGCAAGATACGGCTGCTTGTAACAGAGTATGACGCGGATACTCTGCTTAGCGATATAAGAGGATATAATTCATTAACCCCATTAGAAAAGACGCGGCTGCAAATGCCATATGTTCATACGACTCTGCTAATTGATGAGCTTGTAAAGCTGCAGCATGAAGAGTCCGGCGGACGTGTCAGGATTTATGAGAGAGCCGGCATGAGAAAGGATAGATATTCCAGCCTGAGTTATAACTATTATGTTGCGCTCCAGATTGAAAATAAGATGAACAGGAACAAGGTTGCTGATTTTGACTCCAACAACTTTTTCATGTTCAAAGCGCCGAAGATTAAATAGGAAGGTGGTGATACCTGCATGGGCAAATCAAAGCGAAGTGTTCCAGGCGATTTTGATGGTGCTATCGGAATCTCAGAAAGATTTGCTGTTCTGAACCGTCTGATTACCAGAGACCTTAATAACAACACAAACACTCCAACATTTTCTTTGTACACCAAGGATAATATTACGGAGTATCTTAGCAACCCTTATACATACGAGCGACAGCTTCGTCGTGCTGTAACTTATATCTACGGCGCAAGCTCACACTTCAGACGGCTCATCCAGTATTTCACTGGCCTTTCTGACCTATCGTTTGTTGTATCTCCATACCGTATAGACCCAAAGACCGCAAACGTAAGGTCTGTTAATCGAAACTACCGAAAAGTTTTGAACGCTATGTCGGCTATGAATGTTCGCTCTCAATTTCCAAAGATACTAACTGTGTGTCTCAGGGAAGATACATTTTACGGGACGATGTGGGTAACGAATGACAACATTACGATTCAGCAACTCCCATCGGATTATTGCGCTATCTCTACGATAGAAGGTAATGTATTGAATGTTACGTTTGACTTTTCATACTTTGACGCACACTCTCAATATTTGGAGTATTACCCTGCCGAGTTTCAAAGCAAGTACAGGACATATCAAAGCAACCGAAGACAAAGATGGCAGGAGCTTGACTCCCCTACTTCCTTCGCGGTAAAGTGCAACAATGATATTTTGGATTATTCCCTACCACCATTTGCAGGTATCTTAAGAGAGGTCTATGATTTAGAGGATTATAAACAACTAAAGCTTACCAAGACAACTCTTGAGAATTATGCAATGCTTGTAATGACACTTGGTATTGACGATGAAGGAAACTGGCAGATGGATTTGGATAAGGCCAAGGAGTTCTGGAGAAATCTTGATTCGGTGTTGCCAGAGGAAATTGGCTCTGTCCTCTCCCCTATGCCAATTAACAAAATCAGTTTCGAGAAAGCGAATACCGGTGATACAAATACAATCTCAGAGGCAGAGCAGAATTTGTTTACTGCTGCCGGCGTTTCTTCCCTTCTATTCAACAATGATAAGGCTTCGGCAAACGCTCTGTTGCTTTCCATAAAGGCAGACCAAGCCATCACGTTTGGTATTGTTAAAAGTATCGAGGATGTAGTCAATCGGTTTATTCAGGCTCAAAGCTATGGTAAGAATTTCAAAGTGACATTCCTTGACTGTAGTCCGTTCAATAGAAAAGAGATGGGCGATATGTATTTGAAGGCTTGTCAATATGGGCTCCCCTTTATCTCTATGTATGCCGCGTCCCAGGGAATGTCCCAGAGCGAAGTTGACTGTATGAGCTTCTTGGAGAACGATGTGTTGAATTTGACAGAGCGGTTCGTTCCGTTACAGAGTTCTTCAACACAGAGCGCTGCATCTTCAGACGGAAACGGCGCGACAGACGAAGGCGGCGCTCCAACAAAAGATGTTGGCGACCTGACCGATTCCGGAGAGCAAAGCAGAGAGGATGGTGACGATTGGTAATGGATAATTTTATCTACGTTTTTACCAAGAGCGACAGAGATAGGTTGCTATCTCTTGGGTTCACCATATTGAAAGCGGATGAGAGTACCGACATTTATGTATTCGTCAACAATGGGCAACAAAAATTCACAGTTGATGATATGAAGTTTGCCCTGTCGGACACACTAACATTTTAACCCGCACAATCAATGTGCGGGATTTATTATATCCAAAGGTGGTGAACTGTTCTATGGGCGAGCGTACCATGAGAATCGTGTTCTCATCCAGCATTAGCGATTTAACGGAAAAGAATTCTTCATTTGACCGTGGTATTCTCCGTGTCGCTTATACTGGCAGGAATCGAAACAACAGCTTCATCAGCAAGGAAACATTTGAACGCTGCATGCCAAGTATCTACAACTGCCCTATTGTTTGTCGCTATGACCGAGAGGAAGATGTCATCGGTTCACATGATATGGAGTTAGTATCAGACGGTGACGGCGGGCTCAGAATCGTTAATATTACGCACCCAGTTGGTGTTATCCCTGAGAGCGCCCAATATTGGTGGGAAGAAATCGAAGACGATTCTGGGGTGCATGAATATCTATGCGTAGATGCGTTGATTTGGAAGCGGCAGGAGGCTTATAAGAAAATCAAAGAAGATGGGATTACAGATGAATCTATGGAAATCTCTATTAAAGAGGGAGAAATGGTAGATGGTGTCTATGTAATTCATCGGTTTGAATTTACAGCGTTTTGCCTGTTAGGAACGGCTCAGCCATGTTATGAATCGGCATCGCTCGAAATGTTCTCGTGCGATGACTTCAAGAAACAACTTGCTGATATGATGCAGGAGTTAAAGGAATCATTTCAAACGGTACAACCCTCGCATGAGGTTGTCATACACCCACAAAATTATTCGGAAGGAGGAGAAGAGGTATTGGAACAGAAGAAAGCATTAGCCGCTGAATACGGGCTTGATATCGAGAGCCTTGATTTTTCTATAGATGACCTTTCTGTTGAAGAGCTTCGTGAAAAGTTTGAGGCCATGAAGGAACAACCCGTTGAACCAAGCGCTAATCCTGATGACCCCAGTGAGAGCTTTGCTCTGGAAGGACAATTCCGTGAAGAACTGTATGGTGCTTTAGATGTTGAGAAAATCGAAACGTGCTGGGGAGTGGATTCTCGCTATTGGCTTTGGGATTACGATAAGGACGTGTCTGAAGTTTATGCAACAGATGTGTCCGACTGGAATATCTACGGGTTCACGTATTCTATGGACGGCGACCACGTTGTGATTGACTTTGCCAGCAAGAAGCGCATGAAGATTGCAATCGTTCCGTTCGATGAAGGTAGTCAGTCTGACCCTATCAGCGGTATGTTTGCAAAGGTTGTTGAAAAGTATACGGCAAACGATACGCAGTGGGACGAAAAGTACCAGGCTGCCTCCGATACGATTTCATCCATGCAAACTGAACTTGACGCTTTGCGTCAGTTTAAGACGGATACGGAGAGTGCTGCAGCGAAGGAAGAGAGAGAAAAAGTCTTCGCACAGTTTGAAGACCTTGTAGGCGTTGAAGCTTTTGATGCGCTGCGGGAAAGCAATGCAGAATATTCTATCGAGGAACTTGAGGAGAAGTGTTACGCTATTCGCGGTCGGACGGGAGCCCCTGCCAAATTCTCTTATGAGCAAAAAACGCCAAAGCTGGCTGTCGAAAAGACCAGCACCACACCAGAGCCTTATGGCGGTGTGTTCGCAGAATATGGGATTGTTTTACGCAATCAGCATAATTAAATAATTAACAAGGAGGAGTCGATTATGGCTTATACAGTTATCCGTACCGACCTGATGAGCGGTACTAATCAGCCTGCAGACCTTGTCTCCCTGCGTTTCTACGATGGTGAAGACAAGCAGGCCGCTGTCGAAAACGGCGTTATCGTAAAGCTTGAAGGATATGAAGATGGCGAGCGCGAGGTTATGAAGGCCGTCGCTGCGTCTTCTACTGATGACCTGAATGATTGTGCTATTGTTGCCGGCGTTGAAGTTATGTACGACGAGCGCAAGCGTAATCTGGACGAGTACATCAATGAGGCCGGTCAGATTGTTCGTGGATATATCCCCCGCAGTCGCAACATGTTTTCTGTGACCAAGGAAGGCTTTGTTGGTGGAACCGCCCCATCTGCCGTTGGCCAAGAGGTTGGCATCGGTACCGATGGTAAGATTGATGCAGCGGGCACGGGCCTTGGTACTTGTGTCGCCATTGAAACGGCCGGTCGGTATACCTACTACACTATCAAGATTGGCAAGACTGAAGCTACGGCGGCAACCGCTCCTGGCGTTGGTGGCTAATTTAATTCTAAAAGAGGAGGAGAAAAGCGATGGCTGATATGAAAGACATTGTGAAGGTTGCTGTCGATGCTTATCATGGCAATGTGGAACAGTATTCTGTCGGGCAGTCTATGGAGCTTCTGCACAAGGCTCTTGTTGATGCGAACGGCGGCAGCACAACCTTAAATTATAAGAACATTCGTGATGGCAAGTGCAGTGGTCTGTTCACTCTGATTGAGGAAATTCTCTCCCGCACTGTTGTTGAAGGTCTGCAGGGTGATGAATACTTTAATGCTCTGGTTGACTTCCGCAATGTTGCAGAGGGTGACAAGAATCTGTTTTTGGTGGAGGACAGCAATCTGTTTATCGTTGCCGATGCAGCGGACGGTACTCAGGGTATTCGTCGGCAGCGCCTGAGCGGTATCAGTGAAGTGTCTATTCCGACCTCTCTGAAGGTTGTGAAGATTTACGAAGAACTGAACCGCGTTCTGTCTGGACGTGTGGACTTCAACGACTTTATCAATAAGGTCTCCGAGTCTTTCCGTCAGAAGCTGCTGAATGATATCTACACTCTGTGGAGTGGTGCGACTGCCAATGATTTCGGCGGTGTTACCTACTTCCCTGCTGCTGGCGCTTACGATGAGGACGAGCTGCTCGACCTGATTGCACATGTTGAGGCTGCAGCTAATGGTAAGCCTGCCACCATTATTGGCACCAAGAAGGCAGTCCGCAATCTGGCACCCTCTATTCAGGGAACCGACTCTGAGCGTGATATCTACAACCTGGGTTACTATGGTATGTTCTATGGTACTCCTGTTGTGGTTACTCCTCAGCGTCATAAGGTTGGCTCTACCGAGTTCACCCTGGCTGATGACATTCTGACTATTATCGCTGGCGACGACAAGCCCATTAAGTGCGTGTATGAAGGTAACCCCATTGTTCTGATGGGCGACCCGATGAGCAACGGCGATTTGACTCAGGAATATCTGTACGGCGAAAAGTATGGCATGGGTATTGTGCTGGCCGGTGGTAACGCTGGTATTGGTCGTTACGAGATTGCCTAATTTCGATTAGAAAATTTGGAGCGGGGCATAACGCCCCGCTCTATGTATGAAAGGGAGATGTTATGGAAAACGAAACTGTAAACAGGAGCAGAAGCAAACGTACTACTGCAACGGAATCTATTGAATCGAAACAGGTTCAACAGGAAGCCGAAAAGAAACCTCTTGTTCCAAAGGATATCGACCCAAGCCAATATGTAACTGTCCGAAATGGATTCCAAGGACGTTTGGTCTACAAGAGTAAGCGGACTGGCGAACGATTTGTTTGGGATTCATTTGGAGCCGAGCAAGATATGGAGTTAAGTGAATTGCGAAACGCAAGGAACTCTAACAAGAAGTATTTCATCAACAACTGGTTCATGTTCGATGAGCCGTGGATTGTGGATTATCTTGGCATGGGGAAATACTACCGCTTCGCTATCTCAATCCAAGACTTCGATAAGCTCTTTACGAAACCGGCATCTGAAATCGAAAAGACAATTGCAAATCTATCTGACGGACAGAAACAGTCTGTAGCATACCGTGCTAAGCAACTCATTTCAGAAGGCGGTATTGATTCCAACAGACTGATTGCCACTTTGGAAAAATGCCTTGGCATTGAGCTGATTGAACGATAAGGAGCGTGATACGAATGAGCGTTCCTTATGATAAATTCACTGAGGCATTTTTATCCAAGGTCACAGAGTTTGAGTTTGTAAACATGCGCGACTTTGAAAGGAATGGCTTAATAGACGGATATATGAAGCGTGCCATTTCAGCGTTTAAGAGCGTATGTCAATACGATTTGTCGAGTACCGCAGATGACGTTATTCGGGAGTTCAACGTTGATATTCCAGCAGAGGATATTGACGAAATCGTTGAGATTGTATCCGAAGGCATGTTGGTGCAGTGGATGAAACCATATACCTATAAACAGGAGAATCTCGAACTTGTGCTTAACACAAGAGATTTTACCACCTATTCCCCAGCAGAGCTTTTGAATCGGATTAGTGCCGCATATGCAAAAGCTCAAAAAGATTTTGTGAGCATGGTTAGGGAGTACTCATATAATCACGGGGATTTGACGGATTTACACCTATGATGATTCAGACCACGGTCGGCGTGCCAATGGACGCCACGGTACTCAACAATTATCTTCGCACCCTCGTCAATTTATTTTTCAAAATACTCCCTATCTGGGAAAGCGGAGAGAGTTCGTTGGATACATATATGCGAAGTTTGCAAGCGGAACTTCTTGGGTGTAAGGAGTTGGTAGAAGCGATTCATGAAGACCCCATGTTTTTATCGCTTATCTCTATCCTGCAATATCTGATTGATACTCCTTCTTGCCCAACTCCGGTTGTAAAACGAGAAGTATTTAAGGCCATTTCCATCTGCAATAAACTGAAAGCGAAATACGCTGTTTTGAACAAGGAGGATTTATCGTGAGCGTTTGGGATTCATACCGTTCGCGCATAAATGCGCATGGCGGGAACAAACGCGGCGCGGCACTCCAAAAGGAATTCAGATTTCTGATGGAGAAGATTCCTGGGAGCTTGTCATACCACAATGCTGTGATTGACGGTGAACAGCGAGAGCTCGCGATTATTGACTCTGACAACCTGGACACCAAGACGCTTTGTTCTATGCCGGGTGAAGACCTCCCACATGGCGGTCTTGTTGAGTGGATGGACAATCGTTGGCTCATCATTGAACGGGATGCAAACAATGAAGTTTATACCAAAGCCAAGATGCGGCAGTGTAACTACCTCCTTCGCTGGATTGCGGATGATGGTTCTATTGTTGAAAGATGGTGTATTGTAGAGGATGGTACAAAATATCTGACCGGAGAATACTCGGACAACGATTTTATTATCACACGAGGCGATTCCCGGATTGCGCTGATAATTGCAAAAGACAGATATACTATCCGTCTCAATCGAGACGACCGCTTCCTGATTGATGATTATGCCTCGCCAAACGTTCTCGCATATCGTCTTACAAAACCATTCAAGCTGGGCGGGAGCTATGATAACCGTGGTATCCTCAGCTTTGTTTTGCAGGAATGCAATACAGAGGATACGGATAATTTCGAGCTCCATATTGCCAATTACTATGACCATTTCCCGCGCAAGGAAAGTGATTGCACCCCAGAACCTCCTATGGAGGATGATGAACCGGGTGGGAAGAAGGTGTGGATTTAATGCAGCTTGAAGAGTTTTTTGATTATAAAAATCAGTTAGTGCAGGATTTACTTACCAACGAAACAATCGTCCGCCTTTTAAGCGATGATTGTGTTCGAATCAACAACCCAGAAACCCTTGTTTACAATCAGGTGTTCCCATATGAATATATCCCCGACACCGTGGAACGCGGTCAGACTTTTATATGTTGTGACGTGGATGTGCAGAGGTCAGTAAACAAGACATTTTTACTTCCCGTGCTATATGTCTGGGTGTTTACGCACAAGAGTAAGCTCAGGCTTCCGGAAGGTGGTGTCCGGACAGATAAGCTTGCATCTGAAATTGCTAAGGCGATTAACGGCAGTAGGTATTACGGACTCGGAGAACTCGACCTATATTCTGCAAAGCGATTTGCACCCATTACAGACTATCAAGGAAAGGTTCTGACTTTCCAGGCTACCGATTTTAATAGGTTCACTCCGAGTGGTAAGCCTGTGCCATCGAATCGAAAGCAGGGTTAAATGGGAACTCTGAATCTTTTGTATAAGAAGGAACATCCGATTAACGAGTTCATCTCGGTTCGGATTCCAAGTGTTGGCGAGATTTTGGAATGTGAGGATGAGTATTATGGCTTGGTATCAATGATAACTGCAATGCCGATTGATATGATGGTTCAATTGGATGACATAGGTGTTGACTTTACCACAATCAATGAGTGGGAATTATTCTTGCTGTTGTTTGGCTCCATAAAAGAGAGGGATACCTCCTTGATATTTGGAGATTTATCATTGTCACAATTTCAACCGGCAATCAATGCGCAAAACAATACAGTGATGCTCATCGATAAAAGTACCGGTGCTAAAATTGACCGTGCGATTCATGGTCAAATTGCCAACATTTTGCGAAAAATACACCACCTTGAACGGAATAATCGCAAGCCTGCAAACGGTGATGCGAAGGAATATATGATACGCAGAGCGCGTGAAAAAATGCGTAGGCAAAGTAAGCGGGTCACCGATTCGCAACTTGAAGGGTTGATAGTCGCTCTTGTCAACACGGAGCAGTTTCACTATGGGTTTGAGGGGACACGAGAACTTTCTATCTATCAGTTTAACGAGAGTGTTCGACAAGTAATTAAAAAGATTGACTACGACAATCGGATGCACGGCGTTTATGCCGGAACCGTAAGCGCAAAAGATTTGAGCCAAGACGATTTGAATTGGCTAACACACAAATAGGAGGAGGATTGTCTATGAATATCAATGACATCACCATCACCAGTCTTGAAACCATCAATGCATTTGATATCGTGACTGGTGCTTATAAGTTCACTCTGGACGAGCTCCAGAATGCGACAATCGCTCAGACTCAGGAGCGAGTTGACATCACCGGTAAGCAGGGTCGTAAGCTGAACTCCTTGAAGCGGAATAAGGCCGTTACGGTTAGCGGTACGAACGGCCTGGTCTCTGGCGGCCTTCTGGAGCTGCAGGTTGGCGGTGAGTTTGAGAATAAGGTTACCACTGTTATGTGGACTGACTATCTGACCGTTGCGTCTAATGCTGCTACTACCAGCTATAAGGCTGTTGGCACTGCCGGCAATGAGATTGAGTCTGTGTACATCAAAAACGAAGACGGCACTCTTGGCCAGCCGCTGACCCAGGATGCCGCAGTTGCTGAAGGCAAGTTTACTTATACTCCCGATACGAAGGCTCTTGCCTTTAATGATGGCGAAATTGCAGACGGTACCGAAATCGTCGTGTTCTATATGCGTCAGATTCAGGCCGACGTTCTGGAGAACATGAGCGATAAGTACTCTGGCAAGTGCGCTCTTTATATTGACGCTTTTGCTGAGGACAAGTGCGCAAACGTATACCGTATTCAGTTCTACATTCCGAAGGCCGACTTCAATGGTGAGTTCAGCTTTGAAATGGGTGAGAACCAGACTGTTCACGCATTTGAGGCCGAATCTCTGGCAGGTGCTTGCGGCACCGACGGCGCCCTGTGGACTTACACCATTTTTGGCGCTAACGCTGAAGACGCTACATAAGAAAGCGAGGCGGTAATATGGCATCTGCGATTAAAAAGTGTCGAGTATGTGGCAAGGAATACGAAGCTTGCCGCAGTGCCAATCGAAGCGCAGGTGTCTTTCGCTGGCAGGAGGTAGCCTGTTCTCCAGAGTGCGGTGCAGTTTATCTTCAGAAAGTTGAGGAATCTCGTGGTCACACCGCTCCAAAACGTGAGCGGCGCAGGAAGGCCATTGAGTATATTCCGGTAGAGACTGTTGCTGTGGTCAAGACAGATGAACAGGCTGTTGATTCAAACGCACCCGGCAAAGACCCTGTGGAAGACGAATAAAATTGTGGGAAGGCGGATTATTTCCGTCTTCCCTTTTCTATTTTGGGGAGGAGTGAGATGGGGCGAACAAAATTCAATGTAGACAAGGAGACCGATACAAGGACATGTGACGGTATAGTTTTTGATAGCCGGCTCGAAATGCGGTACTACTCCGATGTAGTTCTCCCTGGTGTTGAAAACGGAGAAATTAAGAGATTCGAACTGCAAAAGAAATATGAACTACAGCCCTCGTTTATATATCGTGGTAAATCAATATTACCGATTACCTACGTAGCAGATTTTTATATCGAATATTCCGATGGGCATATCGAAGTGATTGACACAAAGGGTATGCCTGACAATGTCGCAAAATTAAAGCGGAAATTGTTTTGGTTCCGCTATCCAGATATTCAGTACAGATGGCTTTCCTATTCAAAGAAATGGGGCGGCTGGCTGGACTACGATACTATACAGAAAATGCGCCGAGCAGAAAAGCGCAGCAGGAATAAAAAGGAGGAAATGTGTGATGGCAAAGAGTGAAAAACGGATTTCCATCAGCGTTATGGATAAGATTATTAAGGAGCATTTTGAAAATACCACCACAGAACAGTGGTACGGTATTGAAGTTCAAATTAAGAAAACTCTTTCATTCACTGAAATGATGGAGTTCGTAAATGATGTTGTGCTGAGTTGCTTTCAAGAAGATGGCGGGTTCGTTCCAGAAGTTATGGACTTTGCTATCAGGAGCAACATCCTTTCTAAATATGCAAACTTTTCTCTGCCGGATAAATTAGAACATCGGTATGAGATTATTTATAAGACGGACATTATCGATTTGGTGTGCAGCCGTATTAACGGTGCACAACTTAATGAGATTGTTGCGTCCATCAATCGAAAAGTCGAATTCCTCTGCAATAGCAACGCTCTAATGATTAAGCGTCAGGTCAATGACCTTATCTCTGCGTTCAACGACCTGCAAGCTCGCACTGAGGGTATGTTCAATGGAATCTCTTCGGATGATATTGCTAAGCTTGCTAATGTTCTGAGCAGCGGAGAGCTGGATGAAGGGAAAATTGTAGAAGCATATTTGGACAAAACACGTCCAGCCGAGAACTTTGAATCGAGTGATGAATAATGGCGAGTATCAATATTGCTTCTATTATGAATAAGGTTGGCGCCTATAGCAGAAGTGTAAATGGGAAACTTCGCATGCGTGAGTGCATTCAACGGTATTCTGATGAGGGCAAAGGAAAAACAGAGGCTGGCGATAAAATCATTACTGAGAAAGACATGCATATGGCAGCGGCCAAAATGATACAGGTTCTGCGGAGCACAGCTCAGAGTTATGCGCTGCCGGCATCGGTTATGAGCCACTTCGATTCTTTGGACACATCATCTATTATCGAGATGCCGGATGGCTCGTCCATTATCTACATCTATTTTGGAGGAGATTTACATCGTGATTCTCTTGCTCCAAAGGATTACTCCGGCATCGATAATGTGGTAGCTTTAATAAATAATGGCTACGGAGAACACCCCAGCATGGCGAAGGTGTGGGGCGAATGGCATGGTGCGAGAATTCATGGTCTCACACAACGAACCGGTCTTCATTTCATCCAACAGGCCGTTCAAGATTTTAACGGCAATTATGGTTCTGACTACAATGTGACCGCTATTGCGGGAGATGAGTATAACTAAATATCAACAATTGAGGCTTGGCTTTTGCCAAGCCTTTTCTTTGTAAAGGACGGTGAGAAAAGATGGCGAACGCAGATATTTCCTTGCTTTTTGGCGTGCTCGGCGAGGGTTCATTAAGCGGTGAAAGCGGCAGTTTAATTCAAAGCCAGCTTAGCCAGATTATGGCGTCCCTCAATAAAAATCCGCTGAAAGTGAAAGTTGCCCTTGATACTGAGGCCGGTGGCCAGAAATCATGGAACAGCCAACTGCAAAGCAAATTAAATGCTATCAGCGCCAGTGGGAAATTCTCTGTCCAGGTGTCCAATATCAAGATTGGCGCAGGTGCCATTGCTGATTTTAAGAAGCAGCTTAACGCCGTCATCAATACAATGAACCTGGACAAAGGTACCAGTATTACTCTTACTGCGGATGGTATCGGTGAGATTAAGTCGCAAATGGAGCAAGCTGGTGCTGCTGCTACGAGCGCCGCTCGTAAGACTGCTGAGTTCAAAGTACAGTTAGAGTCCCTTACTTCAAAGAAGACTGCGGTTCAGCGTGCGGTTAACACCTTAAATAATACAGCAGCAAATGATGAGGAACGCGCCTCTATCGCAGAGATTACCCAGCAATATGAAGCATGGGCTACAAAAATTGAAGAGGTGCGTGCGTCTAAGACTTCTATCTCTGATGGCTATCGTAGTGAGTTACTTGCAGAAGGGTCGGCAATCCAAGATAATATTACCAAACTTCAGCAAGCCCGTCAGGCCGCAGAAGAAAAAGCACGCGCCGAAGCAGCATCTGCAAATCAGAGCAAGATACTCACAGCCAATACAAATGAGTACAATGCGGCTCTTACAAAGGTAAACAACGCTCTTATCCAGGCCCGCAACAACCAGCGCAACTGGACTGCTGCACAAACCGGTAAAACGTCAGGCGATTTCTCAAATATTGAAAATCAGATTCGGAATCTCGAACAACTTAAATCTGAGCTTGAATCTGGTGGTCTTTCCGCTGATGATTTTCAACGTCGGTATAGCAATGCGACTGCATCTATAAAAGATTCCTCTGAGCATATTCGCGCCGCAGGAGAAAACACTAAAACATTATCAGACCGTGTCGGCGGTCTGGCTGGTAAATTCACATCCTGGCTGACTATTTCTCAAGTCATCATGCGTGCTTACCAAGCGTTACAGCAGATGGTCACTGCTGTTATCGATGTTGATACCGCAATGACTGAATTACGAAAGGTTACTGATGAGACAGAGGCGACCTATTCGCAGTTTCTTAATACTGCAACAACCCGTGCGAAGGAGCTGGGCGCGACAGTTTCTGACACCGTAACTGCAACAGCGGACTTTGCCCGTCTCGGTTATAACATCGACGAGGCATCCCAATTAGCAGACGCCGCTATCGTATATAAAAATGTTGGCGATGGTATCGAAGATATCTCAGAAGCATCCGAAAGTATTATTTCTACCATGCAAGCATTTGGCATTGCGGCAGAAGACTCAATGCTGGTTGTGGACAAGTTTAACGAAGTTGGCAATAATTTTGCTATTTCTTCACAGGGTATTGGCGAAGCATTGCTTCGCTCTGCGTCTGCGCTCGCTGCTGGTAATAACACGCTGGATGAAAGCATTGCTCTGATTACCACTGCTAATACTATTGTGCAGAACCCAGAGGCTGTCGGCACGACAATGAAGACTATTTCCATGTATCTTCGCGCTGCAAAAACCGAGGCTGAAGAAGCTGGAGTAAGTACTGACGGAATGGCTAATAGCGTTTCCGAGCTGCGGGAAGAGATTCTTGCACTGACTGGAAATAAAGTTGACATCCAGATTGACGAAAACACATTCAAGAGCACATATCAGATTATTAAAGAAATTTCAGAGGTATGGGATGAGCTCACAGATATAACTCAGGCTAATATTCTGGAAATGCTTGGCGGTAAGCGTAACTCTAACGTTGTTGCCGCCATGATTGAGAACTTCGATATTGCAGAATCAGTTGTTGAAGATTCTGCAAATGCTGCAGGTTCGGCTCTTGCTGAGAATGAAAAATATCTGGATAGTATCAATGGTAAGATTGCAGAGTTTAAGGCAACTTTCCAAGAGTTTTCTGTTAACCTGATTGATTCTGATTTTGTTAAAGGGATAGTTGAGTTCGGCACTGGTTTGCTGAATGTGCTAAATGTTCTCGCAAAAGTTATAGACATGGTTGGTGGCTTGAACACTGTGTTGGGTGTCACACTTGGAATAGTAATTGCCATGAATACCAAGTCAATCGCAACATTTTTGACCAATTTAATTAAACCTATTCGGTCTGTTATACAGGGATTTTCTGCTATTAGACAGGCTGGAGTAGGCGTTGGTCAGGCAATTGCAAATGCATTTGCGCAAGCAACTGCAGGGGCTACTGCATTTCAGACTGCACTTGGCGTAATTGGTATTGCTATAGCCGCCCTATCTATCGGCGTAACAATTTTTCAAAGCATTCACAAATCGACGGAAGAGCTGGTGGAGAGTTCTAATGAATTAAAAGCAGCTTTCCAAGAGGTTCGCTCACAGACCCAATCCAATATTCAGACTTTAGAGGGCTTGTCTACTGAATTTGACAGGCTGTCAGCGGGTGTTGATAACTACGGTCGAAATGTATCTCTGTCGGCAGATGATTATGAGAGATATAAGGAAATTGTAGAACAGGTTGTCAGTATATCTCCAAGCCTTATTGAAGGATACGATGCCGAGAACAATGCTTTGGTCAATAAAAATAATCTTCTTGAAAGAGCTATAGAACTTCAAGAGCGGGAGTACCAAACTGAGCTGCGCAGCATGGCAACCACTGATAAGCTTTCTGAAGCATTAGCCGGTTCCGTTGCTACATATTCCGACCTGCTGAATGGAGACGCACTTAAAACCGATAGCGACCTAAACAACTCCATGTGGAATCTGTTCAATATCAATGACAGGGATATTCCAAGCGATATGGAGAGCGGGGAGTTTTTGGCGCGTCAGATTATGGAAGCCCTCGGCGTAGAAAATATCGATGGAGAGCTCCAGAAATACTTTAACGAGTATGGATACTGGCAATCGAGTTGGTTCTGGAATGATTATGTCGATAGGGTTGCTGAGGATATTCAGAGCGGACACAGCAAAATTATCGACAGTATAAGCTGGGACGATGCTGAATTCGATTCAAAGGATGCTTTCGATTCTGCAATTGAAGAAACCAAAAATGCGGCTGTCGCTTATTCGGATGTGCAGACTGAACTTGCTCAAGCAAACGCCGATGTATCTGACCAGTTAATGCTTGTTGCAGAAAGCAATGACAAATACGCAGAGCTTAGCGATAGTGCGCGCCAGGTTATCTCTGGGTTTGTCGATTCGTTTGATATCGAAGATATTACAAAAGATGGGTTCTTTGGCGGTAAAGTTATAGACGAAGATGCCATCAATGCTGCAAAAGCACAAATCAACGATTTTATCGAGAAAATAACACCAGAGATTCAAAGTCTACTGAATGTTGGTTCAATGCTCAAACTTGGTGTTGATGAGAGCGGTGAATCACTTTCTGTCGAGGCATACCAAGAACAGGTTAAAAATTTTATTGATAATGTAAATAATATTGAGGACGAGGATTTGCGAGTCTTCATTAGAACTGCATTTGAGATAGACGAGGATTCTGATGGCTTCGATGATGAAGTGTCTAATGCGATTGAACATGCCAAGAATTTACTGCAAGACCAATATGACGATGCCGTAAATGACATGACTGTCGAAGAAGTCTTGCAGATATATTATAACATTTCGGCAGAGCCTAATAGCCTTACCTTGGAAGACCTCCAAACAGAGCTGCTTAAAACGGCTACATCTTATGAGACATTAAGCCAAACAGTAAGCGGGATTATTTCCAACATTGAAAACGCTCGAAAGGTTGTCGCATCTCAGGTCAATGGCCAGTCTATATCTATTGACGATTTCAATGCCGAAGGCATGAAAGAATACCGCTCCGCGCTTGAATATGTCAATGGGTCTATGCAGCTAAATGCTGATAAAGTGCGCGAAATTTCTGAGGCTAAAGCTGAAGAGCAGATTGCAATCAATGAAACCAACAAGGCGTTGGCGCAAAGTCAGTATGTTGAGAATGCCCGTCAGATTGAAGAGTATCGACAAAAATTAGAAGATAATACTTTCGCAGAGGGCGAGAATGAGGAAAGTGTAAAAGCTTCTATTGATGCCCTGTTGGAAGAAAACAGTGCCCTTGCAGATACATGCAAACAGTATGACCTGTTGACCACTTCTCTCAAAGAGGCTGTCGGTGCTTACCAGAACTGGCTGAACGCTCAGAGTGCATCTGACTATGGCGACATGGCTGATGATGCTGTCAGCGCTATCCAGAATATCAGAGATACCTACGACAGCGAGTCAGAGATTTTTGGTAACTTCGGTTCCAAGAAGTTTGATGCTGCTATTGAATTTATTATCCCTGAAAGCGTTGACAGGGATGACCTGAGTGCAATTGAGTCCTATATGGCAGACTTCCAAAGCTATTTAACCTTTGATGAAGATGGCCTCGTGGAAGGTCTGAACATCGATGAGTTCTTAAACAAGTCTGTTGAAGCCGGCCTTATGAACTACAGCGATGAAAATGGATGGACAATCGCCGGACAGACAGCAATGGAAGATTTTGCTGAGGGGCTCGGCCTTTCTATGGGCGTGGTTCAGGCATTCTTTGATGAACTACAACTTAAAGGCGCTGAGTTCGACTGGAGCGACGAAGCGGTCAAAACATTTGGCGACCTTGCAGTTGAGGCTGGGGAGGCAAAGGAAGCACTGCATGAATTGTATGCGGACGACGAAGAGCTCGACATAAAAATTGATGTATCCGATATCGAAACAACGGAAGGGCAATTGTCTGCGCTGGATGAAACCATTGCAGAGATGAATGGTATAAAGTCAAAAGTAAGTGTTGATTCATCAGAAGCCGAATACGCAAATTCAGTTATCCGATATTGTGTTGAGCAAAAACATCTTCTCACACAGCCTGATGTTATGCGCGTTGATACATCGCAGGTTGAAGGAGACCTTGGCGATGCACTGCTGCTGTTACAACAGTTCCAACAAGCGCAAAACAATCTTGAAACCTTGGTTGCCGTTGGAGCAGACACTTCTGAAGCCGAGGCAACTGTTAATTCTCTGGCCGAAAAGATTCAAAACCAAGAGGCAACCTACATCAACTGTGGGCTTGATATTGATACAACTTCAATAGATACAATTCAGCAGTCTATTTCAGGATTAACCGCCGAAGCCATTGTAACCCTTGGCGTAGATGCAACTGCGATTGACGGATATAACCCAGAGTCAAAAACTTGTAGCGTTATATACGACCCAGATACAGATTTACTGCCCAAGTCATTTGGGCCTTATGAAGCCACTGTTGAATATATTGCAGACCTTTCAGACCTTCCAACTCATCTCAAAACGCTTACACGATATGTGAACCATGTAGCTATTGGTGACGTTGAGTTAAATGGAACGGCTCATGCAAGTGGCACAGCTAAAGCAAGCGGAGATTGGGGTACAGCCAGAGGCGGCAGTACCCTCGTTGGAGAGCTTGGACGTGAAATTGTTGTAGACCCACGCACCGGTAGATGGTATACGGTCGGCGACAATGGTGCTGAGTTTGTCAACATTCCTGCTGGTGCTATCGTATTTAACCACAAGCAGACCGAGTCACTTTTAGAATATGGCTATGTGTCTGGTAGAGCGTCTGCCCTCATTAGCGGTACCGCGATGGTTACTGGTGGATATAAACCGTATAAGCCATCAACTGGTGGTGGAAACAGCGGCACCACTACAACGCAGACAAATAGCAATAACAGTTCGGCCACTCTTACGGTTGAGGCCGAACTCGACCCAACCAACCTTGAAGACCAGCTTGAAGAAACTCTTGATAAGATGTCAGAAGAAATTGACGAAATCATTGGTAACTTCGAGCATGATATTTTCCTACTGGAAAAGAACGGTGGAAGCGCTGAGGAGATTGTAGAAATCTACCGAAAGATGCAGGATGCCGTTCATGCACAGGCTGAAAAATATCGAGACCTTGGTCTGGATGAAAATTCAGATTATATCCAAGACCTGCAAAAACAGTGGTGGGATTATCAGGACAGTATTCAGGAAGTTATCGTTGGAAGTTATGAGGCGGTTGTTTCCGAATGGGAGAATGCTATCGAGCTAACCGAAAACCGTTTGGAAAATGCGATAAATAATCGCAACATGGATGAAGTGGAGCAGTTCGCCAGCGACATCGTTGCATACTACAAAAATCTTCAAGCCAAAGTTCATGAGGAAGCCGAATATTATCGTTCCCTTGGATATTCTGACACAAGCGATGAAATCAGTGAGCTGAGCAATCTTTGGTGGGAATACGGCAACAGTGTTATTGAGGTCATGAATCGTGTTGTCGAAACATCAAGCGATGCTGTAGACCAGATTCAGGATGTATACGATATTTTGCACAATGCCGCAAACGAGTATGCCGATGGTGGTTATATTACTGTGGATACGTTACAGGACATCATCAATATGGGTGCTCAGTATATGCAGTTATTAACAGATGAGAATGGTCAGCTTGTTATCAATGAGGAGCGCATCAACGCTGTAATTGCTGCACGAGCCGAACAGCTTGCACTCGAAAGTGCTATGAATTATGTCGAAAGGTTGCGCCTTGCCTTACAAGCTGGGTCTCTTGAGGAGTTAAACAATTTGCTCTTTGCCACCACTGAAACAACAAATGCAACGTGGGGGCTTGTATATGCCAATCTGGCACTTCTCAATTTGGACGACAGTCAATACCAGGCTGCGCTTCACAATATCAATGCACTACGCTCATTGGCGCAAAACGCAATCAGCGGAATCGGGCAAGTTTCCAACTCAACTTCTGAAGCCCTTGAAGAAATGAAGACTGGTTTGGATGACATCTTAAAATATGTCATGGAAATGCTCAAGCAGCGGATTAACGACCAGATTCAGGCACTTGAGGACATGAAGAGTGCGTATCGAGATATTATCGATTTACGCAAAGAAGCTTTAGATGCAGCAAAAGAAGAGTCCGATTATCAGGACGAGGTTGCAGATAAGGTCAAGGAAATCGCTGAATTGCAGGAACGCATCAACGCACTATCACTGGATGACAGTAGAGATGCACAGGCACAGAAGGCTCAACTTGAAGAGGAAATGTATGAGCTGCAGAATGAACTCGCAGACAAGCAGTCTGACTATGCAATGGACGCCCAAAAGGAAGCTCTCGATGATATGGCCGAGTCGTATGAAGCTGAAAAGGACAAAGAAATTGCTATTCTTGAAGATAGTATTTCTTCCTATCAGAAGCTTTATGATATGGCTATAGCCTACATTGAAAACCATTGGGACACCCTGTATAACGAGCTCATTGCCTGGAACACTCAGTACGGCACAGAGCTAAATAGTACCATTACCGAAGCGTGGAATAACGCTCTTGCTGCTGCTCAGAAGTATGGTAGCTATGTGTCTGCATTAAATAACATCGGTGCTGATATTGACAGCGCGGGAGGAAATATCCATAACGATAATCTACCGGGGATGAATTATGATAGTAGCTCGACCAATGAAGAGATGGTTACTGCTATTGTCTATCAGATGAAACAACTCGGTAAGATGTGGGATGCTGAAAAGAATACTCCAGAGCGAAATAATCAGCTACACCAACAGGCAGTACAGCTTGCCGCAAGACTTGACCAGTACGGTGTTCACGCAGAATACGAGTCACCTACAGGTATCTGGTGGGTGACAAAGGATGAGCTTCATCCAGAAAATGTCGGTAAGCAGTTACACTCCGTTTATCATGAAGGTGGCATTGCGGGTGACAATCCAACCCTAAAACAGAACGAAGTGCTTGCGGTGCTTGAAAAGGGCGAGGCTGTTCTGGACGAACAGAAAGAAAAAGGTCTGTTCAGACTGATTGATTTTGCTACCAGCTTATCCGATGCATTTAGTGCTCTGATTGACTCAACAGGGTATGACCGAGTGTTTGGAGGAGCGCAGGATAGTATATCTGAGGTTGGAGCCCTTGCGCCTATCAGCAACAGCAGCAATAGTGTTCAGTTTGGTGACGTGTATATCTATGGTGCAAATGATGAAACAGTCAAGAAGCATCAGGAGATTAACCGCAAGTTTACCAACGAGGTATTGAAGAACTTAAACATTAAATCACGGTAATCAAGGAGGAGGGGCGTGTGCCCCTCCCCTACCGTTTCAAAAGGAGGTGAGCGCAAATATATGTTTAACAGTTATGAATTCTCATTTGCTGGGGAGTCGTCATTGATGTACGGTCTGATGATTTATGATATTGATGGGAACGGGCAGGAAAATGTTTCGTTTGGCAATACGGCAGATATCATCGAAACAAGAACTTTGAATCGGATTCAGCCAATTCATTTTGGTGTGAATTATCATGACTCTCCGTTACAGTTCAAACTTGTGTTCGGTGCGGAAGATTACCTTGACCGGTACGAACTTGAAAACATTAGTTTCTGGTTGACAGGGCACCAGCAATATCAGTGGCTCTCGATTGACCAGCCAGATATGGAGCGGGTTCAATTTAAGTGCCTTATTACAGAGCTCACTCCCCTATCCATTGGATGGCTGCCGATTGCATTTGAGGCAACAGTTGTGTGTGACTGCCCTTATGCATATGGGTATCAATTTGACAAGCAATACAGGATTGCTGGAACAACGAACATATTGTTCCGTAACGAAAGCTCCGTGCGAGAGTTGCTGAAGCCAGTATTGACCTTTGTACCTTCTTCCGGAACAACGGAACTTCGCATTGTAAACCACAACGATGGGGAAAGAGAATTCTTACTAAAAGATTTGCCCTCATCTGTGAACGTCATTATAGACAACAACAACGGTATCATCCAAGAGACAAACTATGGATATAACTTATATGACAATTTCAACTTGAACTTTTTCAGACTTGTCCACGGCGATAACAATATCGAAGTGACCGGCGATGGGACGCTCACTATTTCTGGAAGGTTCCTATACAATATCGCAGGATAAGGGGGTGCAGGTGTGTATCTTGATTATTCCAAATTGGAGTTTGACGCTGACGGAAATCCTGAAACGCCACTACTCATTTTGAAGACAATGGGAGAGGGCACAATCGGGATTATCCCAGGAGTGTTCAACCTGCACCTCAACATTAAGTTCTCTGAGCCGAGTGAAATTTCTTTTGATGTGCCGGCCGTAATAGATGGTGAGCCTAATTGGATTTATGACAGGCTGACGGGACACAAAATTGTCTATACGCAGCACTATGGCGTGTATGTCATTATGAATCCATCGACAGAGTCTGATGGTATCTATGATGTTAAACATATCGAAGGCTATTCCATTGAACAAGAACTTGATTCCAAGACCTTCTTTTTAGAGGAAGGTACGTTCAAGTTTTATGACCAAACCAATCCTGCTAATGCAGATACAATCATGGGCCGCATTCTTGAGGTAGCTCGTGGCTGGAGTGTAGGGTATGTCTCCCCCACTCTTGCTCAGAGATATCGGACATTCGACCAATACGATGATTATCTGTTGGACTTTGTTTATAATACGGTTCCGGAGAAATTTCGCGGCGTGTTTGTATTCGACCCGTATGCGCGAACAATCAACGCATATGATGTGGATGAACAATTGGACACGCTGCCGATATATCTGGATTTCGACAATCTGATTGAGTCTGTTGAAATAGAAGAACTTAGTGATGAACTTGTGACAGCATTGCGACCATATGGCGCAGACGAGCTGGATATCAGAGATGTAAATCCTATTGGGACAAACTGGGTATATGACCTGAGTTATTTTATTTCCAACGGCGATATTCCAGCGGAGCTTGCGGAAAAATGGGAAGTATGGCAAAGAACCGTACTGAATTATCAAGAGCAGTATCGTGGGCTTGTGGCGTTGCGTGCATCAACAACCGCACAGTTGCTTGCAGAACGGGTTGCTCTTGTTGACTTGCAAGGGGAACTTGAAACGCTTATATCTCAGCAAAGCGTTACAATTCAAGCCCTTGCAATGGAAACGACTTCTGCTGGTAAACAGACACAGCAAGCTTTGCTCAATGAAATCAACGCAAATATATCCGCAAAGAAGGCTGAAATTGCTGCAAAAGAGAGTTTGATAGAGTCCATCGAGTCTAACCTCGATACATCAAACCCAGGCTCTTATGCTGCTCAGATTCAGGAAATCGCAAATACGCTGTCCATTACGAAATACTTCACCGATGAAGAGTACACAGAGTTGAATCGGTATCTAATTGAGCAAGATATTACCGAAGACACCTTTGTTGCTACCAGTGTAGATACAACGCTATCAGGAACCTCTTATACCCTTTCAAACGAAAGCTTTCTAATTCAAGGGGCGGCTATTGTTCGAATTGATTTGAGCGAAAAGTTCCAAAAACGAATGTACACCATTACAGGTGGTACGTTTGCTCTAACTGGCAGTCATGCAGTCAATGGGGATATCATCAGAGGAACGCTTGAAGAAAATAACAGTGGAGAATATGTGCTGAGTATATATGGAGGTTCTATCACTTCCGGCAGCGCAACAGCAACCAGTGGCATGATAACTGTTTCTGGCATTATGTCTGGACTATCAAGTGATATCCATGCGGTTGTCGTTGATGGAGTTACGACTTATGAGGGGACGAAGCTGCAGTTCACCAGCCAGTCAGGTTCTCTATTTCTCACGGCAAACGTCAGCGACTACCAAAAATACTCCGTGCAGATGGAGCTGTATGACTATGCTGTTGAGGTGTTGAGTGACCTTGCTACGCCGACTTACGAGTTCAGTGTTAATTCTGGCAACTTCATTTTTGCCAATGAGTTTGCACCTTTCCGAAACAGATTGGAACTTGGCAAAGGGGTATATCTTAATATTGGAGATAGAACGGTAATTACTCCGTATATCATCGAGTTTGAGTTAGACTTTGAAGACCGAGAGGATTTCTCCATTGTGTTTTCAAATCGCTTTAAGCGGCACGACAACTGCAACACATTAAAGGATATGATAGAGCAAGGCTACTCCTCTGGGCGTAGCTTTGATGCAAGCAAGTATATCTATAATCAAACCGTAAATCACGCATCGGCTGTATCTGAGTTTATGAACAGTTCATTAGACGCAGCGAAAAATACTATACTTGCTGCGAGCAACCAAAGTGTTGTTATCAATGGTGCCGGCATCCATGTTGGCGGCGACTCCAACTACCAGTTGCGCATCGTGGACAGCATGATAGCTATGACGGATGATAATTGGGCTCATGCAAAACTTGCCATTGGCCTTTTTTCTTCTGAAGATGTTGGAACCTACTTCGGTGTCAATGCAGAAGTCATTGGTGGCAAGCTCATTGTCGGCAATAACTTAGTTATCGAAAACGAAACAGATACTGGTGTAATGCAGTTTAAGGTAGACTCCAGCGGTGCTTGGTTAAACAATTCCACATTTGTTCTTCAGAAGGATAACGGTGGCAAACTCATCATAGACCCGGCATATGGCATTCTCGCTGGTACCGGTTCCCTATTCACGACAAGTGGAACAACCGTCATCCCGTCTTTCGTGGATGATGACGGTGACCTAATACTGGACGATGATGGGATTCCTGAAAATGCGAACTTTTTCATTGACCTGAGAGATGGCAACGCCTACTTCAGAGGAAGAGTTACAGCTACATCCGGTAAAATTGGCGGGTTCACCATTGAGGATACATATTTACATGGCGGCAGCGGTTCCTCCTATGTTGCCCTTCATGGTTCTGGTTCTGGGACAAACAGTGCTTATGCCATTTGGGCTGGCAGTTCCAACCCCGCAAGTGCACCGTTTTATGTGATGAAGAACGGCAATCTGTATGCAAGGAACGGTACATTCAGTGGAACGGTGTCTGGTGCCTCATTTAGAGATAGCTCTGGAAACTCCATGATGAACAACTCCTATGAGTTTACGGCAGATTATTTGAATCTGAACGGAATCAATGTAGGCAATGGTAATTTTGTTGTCGATTCATCTGGCAATGTTTCCATTAGAGGAAGTATTACTATGGCAGCCGGCTCTTCAATTAACTGGGCGCTCGTGAATGAAACAAACGCTTCACAAAGCACTGCTTATTCCAGAGCAAACTCCGCATACAATTTGGCAGATAGTGCATACGACAGAGCGGATGATGCCTATTACTATGCTGATGATGCCTATGACCTTGCTTGGGATAACAGGCTGACAGACCTAAACGTCTTTAATGTGCTTACCAGCGGCGGCACGAGGTTCGGTATATTCAGTGACTCTACTTCAAATCGTCTTTATATAAACGCTAACTATATAAAGACTGGAACCATTGACGCAGAACTTGTTACACTGGGTACCGACGATGGAGGATTCTGTTGTGCTCGTGGCTCTGACGGAGTGAGCACAACATATGGTGCAAAAATGTATGGTTCATCCGGGCCATATGCAGATTACTATGTCTTTGTCAGTAATAAGGGTGCTATGCTCAGCGGTGGAAGTGGATATCTTTATGCTATCAACGGTGGCCTCCATGCATCGGATGAAATCACGGTTGACTCTGATATTCGTTTGAAAAGCGATATTAGAACAGATATTGATAAATACGAACAATTTTTCTTTGGATTGAAGCCATCCACCTTCTGCCTTAAAAGCCACAATGATAACATGCGCCATATTGGTTTTATCGCACAGGATGTTGTGGCGCTGAGGGACTCTTGTGGCCTTTCAGAAGAAGAGCTCGCATTATTGGAACTTTGCGAGAAAGGCATGCCAGATGGTTCTTCTGAAATGTACTATGGTATTCGTTACGGCGAATTGATTCCCTTGTGTGTCCACATGATTCAGAAACTATATGGAATTGTTGCTGAGTTAAAAAAGGAAAAGGAGTAAAGGATTATGAAAGAAGATATTATGCAGAGACTGACTGTAACTCTCAACGCATTAAATAGCGTTTCTGTTAGTGGTAAGGCAAACCTTGCCAATCTGAGCGGTAGTATTGCCATGCTTGAGGAAGTCGCCTCTCTGTTAAATTCTGCTGTCATCACGCCAAACGAGGATGCGACAGATAAAAATAAATAATGGTAAGGTGGTGAGTGTGTATGAGCTGTACTTATAATCCATACACCTTGCCGACCATCGACTTCGTTGGCGGTGAGACGCAAGACCTTGCTTTCAATGTCTATTTTTATCGAGATAAAAAGCCGTTCAGTCTCACTGGGTGTGATTGCAATTTTTCTATCGTTAGTTTTACAAACAAAACAGGAACACCCATTCTAACGAAGCAGATGGAGTCAATCTTCAACAATGAAGGGACTTACGATAATGTACTGACCGTAACCCTCTCCCCCACCGAAACGGTTGACTTATCCGGCAAGTATATTTATCAAATCATCATTCGTGATATTGATGGCGATGTGGAAATACCAAAGCAGGGTATCTTATACATCACAAACAACATCAATAAAAACTTTATACGGTAACGACAAAGCCGGCTGACCGCCGGCTTTTGTCATGCCTATTTATCTTGAAGGAGGAATGGACTCTATGAATACAAACTATTTTCTGAACTGTGTCGCCGGCAATGTGTTTGGCACCAAAACCGACCCAGCGATTCCGACTACTTATTATATCGGTCTGAGTACAACTACCCCTAATACTAACGGCTCTGGTGTTGACGAACCTTCGACCGACGCTGGATATGCTCGTGTGCAGTTAACGACTTTAAGTGAGCCGCTTGATGGTGTTGTGACTAATTCACAAGCTATCAACTTTAATGAAAGTACTGCGAGCTGGGGAACAATTACGCACTTTGTTATTTACGACTCCCCCACTGTTGACTCCGGTAACCTTCTGATGTACGGCGAGCTTTCAACTCCTCGCAGTGTTGAGACTGCCACTATTATGACCATCAAGGAAGGATACCTGAAACTCTCTGCCCAGAACCCGACCGCCTAATTTTGAAATAAGGAGATGAGTCGCATATGGCAAAAGAGTTTGATATTTATCTAAACAATCGGCTGACAGAATGCGACATCCTTGTTTACTCCATCCCGTACCGAGATGGTCTGACTGCAATTCACAAGTTGATTTTGGAAAGTTGCATTGAGAGCTATACGTTACAAAAGTTTGTTGCAATTCAGACAGGTTCTGAATTGGTCCATCACATTGATGAAATGCTGAAAACCTGTTACGAACGTTTGAGTTATGCGACAGAACTTGATGTCACGGCTACGTTCCAAACACATTACTCTCTCTATTCCGATACAGCAGGTATTATTATGTCTGCGGAATGTGTTGAAACATTGTCAAATCTATTTGCCAAAGCAGAATCCGCTATGCAACTTACTGCGCAACCGGTAATGGCATATACGGGAAAGTCTGGTGGCAACGCTGAATCCAGCCTCGTTATAAATGCTGCGTTAGAGAAAGATATCAAGAATAGTCTTCTCACTGTTGCACCGGTTGTTGAAATCGAAACCTCTGTTCTTGGAACCAACAAGAGAAGTGCTATATCTGTTTCTCCTGGTATTGATATCGCCTGCGAACTGACAAATCTGTGCTATCGATTTTATAACGGAGCACAGGCTGTTATTCAGATGGCAGCAGATGTGTTAGCGACAGAATTGCATTACTCGCTTGGTGAAGGCACTTCCGCAATCGAGTTTTCTGCTGACATTGGGGATGGGGATTGCTCGACAAAGTATGAAGAGTTTGAAACTGCGGTCATCTTCGTGGCAGAGGTTGTTGAAGCAATCCGACAGTTTATGCATCCAGAGCTCCACAGTATTGCCATTGGGATTGTTGTAGACCCGATTATGAAACGACATCGACTTCTGAGCGAAATGGATGCTGACAATCTTTCTGCCTACGATGATATGTTACTTGAAGAAATCGACTATGTGATTATTTAGAGATTGGGGGTGAAGCTGGTGCTTTACATTAAACTCGATGGCGATATGAGTTTGGTCATCACCGTGAATGAGCCGATTTATCGTGGCGACAACCTGAGCCAGAAAATTACCTACCTTATTCCTACTGTGGTAGGTGAAATTGACATGCTCACAGCCAGCGTATTCCTGAGTTATGTGCGTGCAGATGGAGTTGCAGATGTCGTTGTGTTAGACCGCTCGGAAACGCCGTACAACGAATCTTATTTTCAATATACGTTCCCTATCAATTGTAAGCTGAGTAAATATCCGGGTGAGGTCTGCACTTGGATACAGATTTACAGCGGTACCCCGTCTAATCCTGTTATTGCAAAGACGGGAGAGTGCATGCTGCAAGTCCAAGAATCCAAAAATATGGATGACTATTTGTGCGACCACCAGATGACTGCGCTTTATCAATTAACTCACACCATGAACACAGCCATTGAAGACATGAACAACACCATTGAAAATGCGATTGAGAACAAGGCTGATAATATTATCTTCAATCCTGAAGATAGTACAATTCAGCTTTCTGCTAATGGTGTTCCTGTTGGAGACAAGATTGTTGTCAATACAAATACCGGTGCTGTGGTTACGAATGCCGGTATCTCTTCGGACAATGAGCTTATCCTTACGTTTAATGATGGAACGGTTAAGAATCTTGGCAGCGTCATGGGTAAGGATGGAGCGGTATATGTGCCGCACATTTCCGAACGGAAGGTTCTTACCTTCACAATTGAGGACGAACCCGGAGAAATCCCAGAGCCGGTTGACCTTAATCCGAATGATGAATGGTCAGAAATTGAGGGTGACGAAGTTGTCTCGGATTATATCTGGGAGCCAATGTAACCGGTATAAACTCTTAGAGAGTGTTTATATAATGATATTTTTTTGCAGAGGAGGGAAATAAAGTTGGCTAATGTTATCTTCAAAGTTGGTACAAAAGCTCTGTTTGATGCACTTGAACAGAAAGATACCAACACCCTGTATTGGCTGGAAGACGTACAGGAGCTCTACAAAGGTAACCTTCTTTTTGCCACTGGCAAGGCCGCATCTCAGACTGCTGCAGGGCTGATGTCTGCCGAAGACAAAGTCAAGCTTGACAATCTGTCTGCCGGAACTGTTGCTGGACTTACTCCGGTCGATGCAACAATTGTTATTGCAGATGGCGAAGAAGGAACCAAAACCATCGGGGTTCAGGTCTCGAAGGTTGAGGGCAATACTATCGAAATTGAGGATGACGGTCTCTATGTTGCCAAGGACAACACTGAGTACGCCATTGAGAAACTGGATGATGCTGCTGAAGGGTATTCCGCTACATACCGCCTGAAGAAAACGGTAGACGGTTCCAGCTCTTATGTTGGTGCAGAAATCAATATTCCCAAAGACCTTGTGGTTCAAAGCGGAAGTGTTAAGACAGTCACCGAGGATGACCAGCCATATGTGGGCGCTAAGGTTGGTGATACCTACATCGAGTTGATTCTGAATGACGCAGAAGCGTCTCACATTTACATTCCGACCAGTGGGCTGATTGATACCAGCGATTTTGTTGTTCGGGAAATTGTAAATGACGATGGAGGTACGGCTCTAATTTTCAATGAGTCTACTGGCGGCGGTGCGAAATACACCCATCAGGATGGTACGGAGTCTTTCGTCGGCGTGAACAATGGTGGCGAAAACGGCATGGTCGCCCAGATTTATGCTGATAAGAATGTGGACGGCAACTGGATTGGTTCCCGTATCAATGTTTATCAGAAGGGTATCTTCTACCACAACGCAGAGGATAAGGCGTCCTCTGGCTATGTGGCCGATGACCCTGCTCATGAGATTGCCACTATCGGCGATATTCCTGATGTGTCTGGGATGCAGGGAATCATCAACTCCATGCCTGATGAAATCCTCAGCGAGATTGTAAATGTGCAGCGTACCGAAACAACCAATACCGCTGAGATTCGCATCTTTACCAAACAGGAAGACGGAACCTATTCGCCCAATGTCCAGCATGGTGTTCTTACTCTTATCCCGGCGGGTCAGGGGCCAGACGGTGTGTCCGGGGCTGGTCTGATGACTCTGGCAGATAAGCAGAAGTTGGATGCGATTGATGAAGAGGCAATTTCCAGTCTGGTTGAGAGCCTTGTTTGGGGTTCTCTGTAAATTGAATTTTTGAGGAGGTAAACTTTATGGCTAATATTGCTTTCAAGAAAGGTTTGCTTGCGAACCTGCCCTCTACCTATACCGAGGGTACTATCTACGTAATTACCGATGAACGTGCGATGTATCTGGATGTTGACAACTCTACCCGTATTCGTCTGGGTGACTTCCAGGAGTTTGCCAACCTGTCTGCTCTGCAGAGCAACACTAATCCCAGCACCACCGCGCTGTACTACATCACTGACCTGAACGTTCTGGCTAAGTGGAACGGTTCTGCTTATGTGCAGATTAACCTTGACACCGGTGCTACCTCTGTTGAGGTTGTCGGTTCCGGCAATGCTGTGACCGATGCGTCCTATGACGCTGCATCTCGCAAGCTGACCCTGACTATGGGTGCTACCTATACCACCGCTGACGATGTGGACAGCGCAATCACTACCGCTGTAGGCAACCTCGGTGATAAGGAGCCCGACGTCCCCTACGCCAACGTGAAGGAATATGTGGACGAGAAGATTGCCGACGTTGTTGCTGGGTCTATTGAAGGTCTGGGCAACCTGGCTTCCAAGGATGAAGTCGCAGAATCTGACCTGGAGGCTACCCTGGCCGCCAAAATTAACGGCAAGGCCGATGTGGGCACCGATGATGACGAAGCAACTGCCGACACCGTGAAGGGCGCAAAGAAGTATGCAGAGGCCGAGGCTGATGCTGCCGAAGCTGCTGCCAAGGCGTATGCCGATGGTCTGGTCGGTGCTCTGGATGTTGCTGACAGCGCCGTCGCTACTCAGCTTGTGAGTGCTGTGTCCGAGAAAGATGGTAAGATTACTGTCACTCGCCGTGCTCTGGTGGCAGAGGACATTCCTGAAATTGCTCAGTCCAAGGTAACCGGTCTGACTGATGCTCTGGCTGGCAAGCAGGACTCTCTGGTGTTCAACACTGCTTATAATGGCTCTACCAACAAGGTTGCCACCATGACTGACGTGACCAATGCGGTTGCTGGCCTGTCTGGTGCTATGCATTATATTGGTGAGTCTACTACCGACCCCGCTACTGAAGTTACTGTTTCTGGTGTGGACGAGTTTGCCAAGGGCGATGTGGTAACCTACAACGCCAAGGAGTATGTCTACGATGGTGCTACCTGGCGTGAGCTGGGCGATGAGTCTTCCTTCGCCGTGAAGGGCAGCATCAAGGATACTGATATCGCTGCTGACGCTGCGATTGCACAGTCTAAGATTGCTGGCCTGGAAACTGCTCTCGCTGCAAAGGCCACTCCTGCTGATATCACCACTGCCATTGAGGGTCTTGATGTTGCAGACGAGGCTGTGTCTGGTCAGGTTGTTAGTGCCGTTGTTGAGACTGATGGTAAGATTGCTGTATCCCGTCGCGCACTTGTGGCCGATGACATCCCCACTCTGGCAATCGCTAAGGTGGAAGGGCTGCAGGATGCTCTGGACGGTAAGGCTGTGGAGTCTGACATCACTGACGCCATTGCTGCTCTTGATGTTGAAGACTCTGCCGTTGATGGACAGGTTGTTTCTGCTGTTGCGGAAACTGATGGTAAGATTACTGTCACCCGTCGTGCACTGGTCGCAAACGATATTCCTGAGCTGGCACAGAACAAGATTACTGGTCTGACCACCGCTCTGGCTGGTAAGCAGGACAATATCACCTTTGAGACTGCCTATGACGCCTCCACGAATAAGGCCGCTACTATGACCGATGTGGATGCTGCTGAGACTGCCGCAAAGGAATACACCGATACTGCTCTGACTTGGGGCAGCTTCTAATCATATTCCCATAACAAATGGGGCGGGGTAACACCCGCCCCTTCATTATTTTTAGCTTTAACTCTGTAGAACGGAGGTAGAGAAAACAGATGGCTTTATTCAAAATCTTAAAGGGAGACAGCTCCCGTATTTCCACAGATGTAACGCCGTTCCATGACGGCTATGCCTATTTCACCCCCGACGATGGGGGTTTTTATATTGACTCCGAAGATAACGGTGAACAGAAGCGGCACCGCATCAATCCTGTAAACTCCAGCGGGAGCACTGCTGTATCTGCAACACTGCTTTCAGGCGGGTGGTCTTCTGGAGAACAGACATTACAAATTAGCGGAGTTACTGCAGAATCCAATGGAGTTATTGGCCTGTCTCAATCAGTTTCAGACGCTGAGATGGAGGCAGCAAAAAATGCAGAACTCTATGTGTGCGGGCAAGGAACAGGAACTATCACAATTGCAGCTTATGGCGAAACGCCTACACGAGATATTCCCGTTGTTGTTATCCTGCTTGGTTGATATGGAGGTGCATGTAAATGAGCGATACAACCGCGAACTATGGCCTGTATATCACAGATGATAGCTCAGAGCGATTCCTTGAGTGGCGCACCAAAATGAATGGAACAGAAAGTTCGAACATGGTCAAGATTGACACTGCCCTCGGCGAGAAGGCAAACAGCAGCGTACTCGTTTCTGCAACCCTTCTGGCAAGTGCTTGGACTGGTATTGATTCCCCATTCACACAGGACATTACCGTTACCGGGCTGACTGCCACACAAAACGGTACTATTTCTGTTGCCCATAACGCAACGTTTGAGCAACGTGAAATGGCGCGGGAGGCAATGCTTTCTGTGGTCGGACAGGAAGACGGCAAGTTAACCATTGCCGCCGATGGAGAGATGCCAGACATCGACATCCCTGTTTATATCATTCTTTTAGGTTAAAAGGAGGGCAAGGATATGCCAATTTTATCTAATTTCCCAGGCGGCTCCGGTGGCGGCGGTGGGCTGGCACTGGCTGCTGTTTCTAATATTACCACGCTTACTTCATCTGGAAAAGTATATATCAAATGGACAGACCCCGACGACCTTGTTGTTGCCGAATCTACACTCGCTTCATGGGGAGGCACTCTGCTTGTTCGTAAGGCTGGCTCCATGCCGACAAGCCGCAGAGATGGTACTGTTGTGATTGACAGCACAACTCGCAACCAGTATTCCAATGCATATTTCTGCGACAGCGGTCTGTCTGATGGAACGACCTACTACTATAAATTCTTCCCATACACCACAACCGGTACTTATACGGATAGTGAAGATGATGAGTTTAGCGCCACTCCTACTGCTCAGGTGGCAGGGATTGATAGCTGGAATGTCACAAGTATTGTTGCTTCCGAGGAAGCTGGTAACGGCAAGATGACCATCAAATGGTCTGACCCTGCTGCTACCATTACGAGTGACGGCGTTACTCTTGCAACGTGGGCAAGCACTACTGTCGTTGTGAAGGAAGGTTCTTACGCCACTGACAAGGATGACTCTGATGCAGTCTATACGCTGAAAGTAACGACTCGGAATCAGTATGCCAACACTCCGCTGACTGTAACCGGGTTGACCAATGGTACGACTTATTACATCAGTTTCTTCCCTGAGACTACGGATGGTGGTGTCAATGCTTCCACCACCCAGCGTGATACTGGTGTTGCTAATCGAATCACCATTGATAATGTGCCTTCTCAAAGCGGAAGTCTGACTTACAACGGCGGTGCGCAGTCTCCAACATGGAGCAACTATAATACGACATACATGACTATCGGCGGCACAACCTCCGGTACAAACGCCGGCAGTTACAGTGCGACCTTCACTCCGACCACGGATTATCGGTGGAGTGATGGTACAACAACTGCCAAGACCGTTTCGTGGTCTATCGGTAAAGCAACTGGTACGTTGACGGTGAGTCCAAATTCCATTGAGCTGAGTCCATCTAACCTGTCTGATACCTTCACTATCGGTGGTAACCATGATGGCACTATCAGTGTTGTGTCAAATAATACTGGTATCGCAACTGTTTCTCGCAGCGGTAACACTGTGACCGTTAACAATGTGAATCAGACAACCGGTAACACGACTATCACCGTAAGCTGCACGGCCGGCACAAATTACACCGCTCCATCAAGCCAGTCTGTTACTGTCGAGGCCAAGTTTGTCAGCTCGGTTCTAAATGAAAACGACTGGTCTGTTATCAAGAGCGTTGCTGACGCAAGTCAGGGTGCGAACTACTGGGCTGTTGGTGACCGCAAGGCTGTGACTGTTAACGGAACTGTCGGCACCCAAGCCATTAACGGTACTTATTATGTGTACATCCTTGGATTTGACCACAATAGTTCTCGTGAGGGTACGGGTATCACGTTCGGCACATTCAAGACGGCTCTGAGCGGCGGCACGGATATTTGTCTGGTGGATAGCCACTATAACGACTATTCGACCGGTGGTCAGAAGTGGTTCAACATGAACCATAGCTCCAATACTAACTCTGGCGGTTGGAAAGGTTGCGACCTGCGGTATGATGTTCTCGGCAGTACGAACTCCAACAACAATGATGCTGGAACCACAACTGCGACGTCTCCTGTTTCTGGAACTCTTATGGCAGCTCTCCCAAGTGACCTGCGTGCTGTCATGAAACCAATGAACATCTATACGGATAACACAGGAGGTGGTAGTAACACTGCTTCCTATGTCACCAAATCTGTCGATTACCTTCCTCTTCTGGCCGAATACGAGATTTTTGGCACCAGAAGCTATGCAAACTCTGCGGAGCAGAACTACCAAGCGCAGTACCAGTATTACAAGAACGGCAATAGCAAGGTGAAATACCGTCACAGCTCAACAAGTTCCACTGCTTGTTGGTGGGAGCGTTCCCCT